ACACTTAACCCACAATGTATGACCTTCATGTTCTGTTTTACTACCAAGCCCTAAAGCTTGTGCTACATAGTCTAGTTTGTTAGAAACAAATCTAAACTGTCTTCTTGCTACTTGTAATAAATCTATTTGTTTAACAGGTGCTGGAGGGTTCATACCAGACAAGAGAAACTCTTTCTGTAGAATCGGTATATCAAATCTAGAGCCATTATAATGCACTACGGCATCAGCTTCATCTAATAACTTATGGACTGATTCAAGCATCTTTTTCTTACCAGACTTTTGAATAGAGTCAAACATAATTTTAGATTCACCATACCATTTAGCTGCATAGCATAAGGTATAAGATGATTCTAATAATTGGTTAATAGAAATGTTTTGATCATATATTCCCCACACATGTGCAGTATTTGGGGATACTTCGATATCAATCATTAAAATTTTCATAGTAGTCTCTAGTATTGAGATTACTTATTATACACCAAGAAATAGTCGTTTCTCGTCTAATCTTCGTTTTTGTAAACCTTTTAATATTTTCCCACCAGCTCGACAATATTTCATTAGCGATTCCATAGCCGCTTCTTTATCGCCACGAAGCAACGCTTGACGGATGGTTGAACGCTGAAAGCATCCAAGACCCAAATTAAAGCAAAAGCTGACCAGAGCATCAAATTCATGTTGTCGAAGAGGCACGTTAGGTAGCATCTTGCGTACTCCCAACTCGAAGCGATTGAGATCTCGTTTAAGAATTGCATCTATTTCCTCATTTGTAAAAGTTCTATTCCAAGATTCAGGCAATGATTTACCATCGCCGATAAGATGACCAACACCAACAGTCCACAAGCCAGCAGGACAACGATAGGGCTTATTACGAACGCCTTCATGATGTCTAATTAACTTTATAGCCTCTTTAGATACTTTCACGTTTCTTTTCCCAAGTGCGAGAACCAAAGTAAAAGCCAATGATTGACCCTACAATAGACATTTCTTCTGAATTAAATATAATGTCCATAGATGTACCAAAGTCTGCACCTGAATGTACTGCCCACCAGAAACCTGCTATATCTACAAATACAAGTAACGCTACAAATGTAAATGCAATGATGGGTCTTACACAAGCATTAAGAGTTTTAACCCATTGTGATGATTGTTCTACAAGTTTAGCATCGTGTTGATATAATGCTTCACGTTCTTGTGCGTACGTTTCTGCGTACGTTCCTTCTAGTTCAATAGCAGCAATCTTTTCTTGAGATGCAAAGCCAGCTTGAGCCATAGCCATTTGCTGTTCGTTCTGTAGTTTAGCCATATCACGTTCATGCTTTTGATCGCCTTTTTGCTGAAAAAAACTTAAAACACTTGGAAGACCTGCTGTAGCAAATCCTAATACTGATGATAATAATGAGAACACTTATAACTCCTTTGGGTCAAAGCCAAATTCTTTGGCTACACGTTTTTGTAATTTTAAAAATAAACCTTTGTGACTTGTATATTTTTCTGTTTTAGGTGATTCTAAATAAACACACATATGTATAATCTCATGGCATAAAGTAATTAAAACAGGATACAAGTGTGAATGTCTTGCTGTGCTTATTGTAATGATATGAGGTTCACCTGATTCTGGAGGTTGATATTCTCCACAGATACCCATGTCATTTGTTATAACAAAATCTACTTTAGATGCTGGTGGTAGTTTGTATTCGTCAAAAATGGGCATCTCTATAAGAGCCGAATATAGATTAGCTATATTATTCTCTGTAATGAATGTCATTTTGAAAGTGGATTCATAGATGCACGTTTGACAGTATTTAGTTTGTCATCCATAGCGTTGACAGTAGCTTCTAACTCTTTGCGTAAACCTGATACCATAGCAGAGGTTTCACGAGAGTTTGCAATAGCGTCTGAAGACTTTTCAGAAGCCTTCATGATAGATTCTGATAGTTGGTATTGTCTTTCATTAATGGCTTTAAGTTGTATTTCTAAACCATTAAGTTTTGACTCAATAGGTGCTAGATCAAGACTGTCTACAGCATCAATTGCCGAAACCATCTTGTTGTAAAAAGTTATGCCTGCGTAAGCTCCTCCAGCTACTATTGGCAATGCTATTAAAATCATCTTGAGAAGTGCCGAGCTGGATAAGCTCAAGCTGAAGGTTTTGGTTTCTTCCGAACTCACTGTTTATCTCCTGTTCAAATTTAAATGCGTCTGTTAATTCAATTTGTTGTATAATAGGTTTATTCAATATTTCTAACGAAAGGACTATGCCAAAACCATGTACAAGTTGCTTGCCCTTTGGTACGTCAAGTTTAGGACTATCCTTGCTATCACTCTTTTGTTCAGCCTTTGGTGTTTCTTTTGGACTGTCTTCTTTTGCTTTTGGCTCGCTTTTAACTTCCTGTTTTGGTTGTTCAACCTTAACTTCGACAGGGCTAGATGAAATATCTGGAGCAACTGCAGGAGCTACAGGAACGCTTATAGGCGGATCATTTATTGGATTAAGGGGTGAGCTAGGGCTAACTGGAGAAGTCACGTTGGTGACGTTTGTAGCACTCTTAACACATGTGTTTGTGGTTTCTACCCAAGCCCCCCATATAGGACTTCCATAAGGGTCAGGACAGGATGACATCCTTGTCTCTGTGATTGAACCTACATAATCTTCCTGACAGGTTAGTTGTCTAGTTTCGGTGCTTGTTTGACACGTTGGAGGATCTTGCGTGCAATTGTTAGAAGTTTCTGTCCAAGCTGTCCAACTTTGCGTAGAACAACTATAAGTCCTGCTTTGATTAACAACACCGCTATAATGAGGTAACGGACAAGCATTGCTTTGGCTTTCAACAGCATCTGTGCAAGTAGGGGTTTGATATACACTACAAATCGGATCATCTGGTCTATAAGAAACGCACCAATAATCCCTAACAGCCACTTCGTTTTCGATACCATAGCAATAAAGGTTTGACATATAACCTTCTAAGTAGTAATAGGCTCGTCAGGAACAAGCGGTATCGTAAATGTTTGACCATATAGTTTCTTAAATGTATCAGGTTTTAATTCATACCAACCACGTTTAGCAGCATCACCTATAGAACCGTTTATAGGGCATGGTGAGCCACTTTGTAACATAGCTTCAAATACTCTATTATCTTGACATAGAATAGATACTGCAGCTACTTTAAGACCCAAGTCATTAAGAGTTTTAGCTAGTTTAATACGTTCACAGTTCTCATCTTTATAGCCAGAGCCACCACTTACGCCAAACAGTGTGCTAGATACAGAACCACTAACAGGAACAAGGCAAACGTCTTGGCTAAAAGCACTTATAGAAGGGCTAATGGCACTCGGTGGTGGTTGACCTTTATAGTTAATAGTTGTGGTTTCTGCATGTGCAGTATGAACCATAAATAAAACAAGTAAAACAATAATTGTCCAACTTAATATTTTATATAATGTTTTCATTCGTTTTACATAAATCTATGAGTTAATAGAAACACAATAATAAAACCTGCTGTACCTAAAAGGATTTGCTCTAATCTTTTTAGTCTTGCATTTATTTGTTCATAACGCAATGCACATATTTCTTCATGCGTACTTAATTTTGATTCTACGTCTGACTTCACCATCTTATCCTTTCGGAGCATTATATAAGTTAATAGGAGGTAGGTATAACTCGTGCCATTCAATCATCTTTGATTTTGATACATCTGATCTATTTGTTGTAAGTATAAATCTGGCTCTAATAAACTCATAGCGTCTTGTACTTTGTTAAGTTGTACGCCTGTTTTAGCAGTTATGTCAATAGGTCTACCATATCTAGCTACTTTACCACCAGCTTGAGTTAGTAATCCAGTAATTTTAGGTGATGTAATACCAACACCTAATGCTGTTAAAGGATTTAATCCAGCACTACCAAATGCAATATTAGCAATACCAGCACCACCACCTAGTGTACCAAGAAGGCTTTTTGGCTCATAAGACTTCATAGATGCACCAGCAATTTCTGTTGATAAGTCAATACCAGTAGCATTTTTCATTTTATCAGCAAGTGATAATTTAACACCAGTTTCATCACGAGTTGTTCTTAATAGTTTTCTCAATGCTGTTTCTTGAGAAGCTCTATTTCCACCAAGCAATCCACGATCAATTTCTCTAATAGTTTCAATAGATGTTTCATAATCTGCCATTGCTTTCTTATACTCTGGAACTTCTTTAACTAAATAGTTTTTTACACCATTACGAGTAGTATCAATAATTCTTTGTGCTTGAGTCATGTTTGGATTATCTGGATACACAGCATCTATTCTTTGTTTTAAAAAGTCTAGACCAGCTGCTGTATGAAGTTTTGGTTGAGATTCCCAAGTATTAAGAATTTTTTCTACTTCATCAATAGCTGCCAATTCTTTTTCACCAACACTTACTTGACCTTTATATGTGATAGATCTTTTAGCATTATCAAAAGCTTCTCTAATTGGAGTAAAGTCTAATCTAGCTGGACTTGCAGCCCATCCAGTATCTGCAGCTTTAAATGGACTAGTTTTTTTAGCTGTTGAATATTGAAGGTTTTTTTGTGCAATCATTTCTTGTAAACCAGCTTTTGCTTTATTTAATATATCTATTGATTCTGTTTTGCCTACAATTTGATTGATTGCTGTATCTACACCAGCTTTAGATGCTTCATATACTTTTTTAACAGCTTCACCACCAACACCAGTTGTTAATCCTAATACTGGAGGAAGACCAGCTTCTAATACCTTACCTCCAAGATATAATGGATTTGTTGCTTTAGATAATTCTGAAAAACCTACAGCAGGTGTAGTTACTTGTTTTTCTGTAAATGGGACTTTTCCTGTAACAGATGGAATTTTATATGGTATAGCTTTAGATGCAATACCAGCACCAGTAGATATGTCAAGCAATGCTTCTACAGGTCTTTCTTGTGCGTATTGTTTAAATGATTCTGCACTTTGATATGGTGCAGCAAATGTTCTAAACATTTCTTCTTGTCTAGATACTGGCATTTTTGCCAACACTTGTTCTGGTGAATATATTTGCTCTAAACTTTTTCTTGCGGCTGTTTGAGCACCACCAGCTAAAGTTTCTCCAGCACCAACACCAACAGCTAATGGATTAGTGACCACATTGTAGCCACCACGCAATATATCCAAAAAGTTTGGAAATACATTTGCACCAGCCTGTAAAACAGAAAAGTTTGTTGGAACATCGGCTACAGCACCTGCTTTTAATGGACCAGATTTAGTAACGTCTGGAACTTTATTTTGCTTTAATTTGTATAAGTCTTCAGCCATGTTGTATCCTAGAAATAGTATAATTCGTTATTCATAATATAATACTGTGCATTTGGATCTAATCCAGCAGCTTTAGCTGGGAAACGTTTTTTAATATATGGGTTTGCACCAGAGTATACTTTAATTTCACCTTTATCAGTTTTAACTTTTGTTTCTAATGGTAAAAATTCTGATTTTGGAAACTCAAAGTCATTGCCATAATCATTTACATAGCCTTGATTAAGATTAGCTTTTGCAGCTTGAATGGTTTGTAGTAACTCAACAACCACTCTTTTTCCTTCTTCTGGAGGTAATCCTAATTTAATTTTATTTAAAGAAGTAATAATTCTATCGCCTTCTTTTTCTGATAACTGACCAGTTCCAGCAGAACCTTGAGGTGATAATGCTTTAAGTTTTTTTAATTCATTAACTAAAGCAGCACCTTCTGTACTTGTAATAAGATTATTTACTTTAAATGCAGCAGTTCCTTCTATGCCAGAACGAGTAGTTGCTAAAGGACCAAAAGCATTATCAAAGTCTTTATCAGTAATAATGTCATATACTGTTTTTTCAAAATTATTTAAACTTGTAAATGAGTCTGTTAATCTTTTTTGAATTTCGCTTTGGTTATCTTTTAATTGCTGTCTTGCAATTGCAGAAACATCTTGCCTATTTACAAATGGAATGTTGGCTTTAGTTTTTGCAGCAGGAGTAGGAGTTGCAGATAAATTTGTTTGTGGAACTTTTGTTGTATTAACTGCAGCAGGTTTAACTTCTTGTGTAACCTGTGGTTGCGTTACTGGTGCAACATTAGTTTGTGCGGGCGTAGCAACTTGTGGTTGATTAACAACTTGATTTGCTTGACCAATTCTTTTTTCTCTATTTAATTTAATTTGAGAAATAATCTTATCTGGAGATGGCAATTCATCAAGTGGAGCATTTGGTAATTTTGCTTTAAATTCAGCTCTAGGT